ATCGATCATAATCAAGACGCGTATAGGCATATGCGATACTATGTACAGCGAACTAGGATCAACATATGACAACCGACGCCGTTAACCCTGTAATCGATTTTACCGACGATAACGAAGATGATATCTTCGCTGATGACTTTGTATCAAGTCGGCGCGGAGCTAAAAACCCTGGCGCATTGCCGAAGCCGCTAGCCGATCTAACCGAAGACGAAGCCGCCGAACTAGGCGCTAAACATCGGAGCATAGTCAACCGCAAAAAATCAACGCGCCGCCAGCTAGAAGGCAAGGCTAGCGCGAAGTTGCGTACATATCTATTCAAGACGTACGGCGCGGTTACAACCCGCGTTAATAGCGGCGAATGGCAAGACGATAGCGGTAATACGATACGCGGAGCGGAAACAGGTACTAGCGATATCATAGCTAATGTACCTATCGTGATCGGCGGTATGCGCTTCGGTATCTACTTTGCGTTTGAAGTTAAAAGCGTTGTTAATAAAAGCGATGGTAGCGACGCTCAAAAGGCGTTTATAGCCAGGGTTATAGGCGCTGGCGGCGCTGGCGCTGTTGTACGCACGTCATTAGATGTTGACGCCGTGATCAATGCAAAGCGCGAATTAATGATCGAAGACTTGCGCCAGTTCGTAGATCGCGTTGTAACGCGTAAAAATCAGGCTTGACGCCTGGCGGCTGGCGTGCTATACTACCACTTGCCAGCCTATTACTTCTAGAACGGCTGGCAACCATAAAGGGGATCAAGATGCGACAATCTAACGAACGTAGCAGCGAAACATACGATTATAGCGATCCGCACGCGCCGCGCCCGTACATCGATATGCAAGCGGCGATCATTCTGGCGCTAGTTATTATTATCGTCTTCGCTATATCGCGCTTTAACGCTTCGGCTGGTGTATACGCCGATGTGTCAACCCAGCCGATTAGCACACCAGCGCTACCGACGCCAGCGCCGATCTATTATCAGCCTGTACCGACGCTATACCCGATTGCGCCAGCGCCAGCCGCGCCGCAACGCGTAGATAATAGCGATCATCGTATATGCGTCTTCGTAGTTGATTGTAGTTAGGAGCTAGCCCATTATGCAACGCGTCAAAATTTCGCCGTTATCGCCGCTTCGATTGCTAATCTATGGCAAGCCTGGCGCGCGCAAAACATCGCTAGCGGGTACAGCTGGGTTAGATGTACGCTCCGCGCCCGTTCTATGGTTAGACGCTGGCGGCAACCCGATCAGCCTATCACGCTTGAAGGGCGCGCGCATCGATGTGCTACGCATTACAGCGGTAAACGATCTAGCAGCTGTTTACAACTGGTTCGCGGCTGGGCAACCCGCTAAAGATATCTTCGCGCTAGAAAACAGGCTAACGCCGCCGTACAAAACGCTGGTATTCGATGGTATAACGCACGTACAGCGGTTATCATTTGACGCCATTACGAACAGCGAAAGCATAGCGCCAGGCTTGATACCGCCTAAACCAGAATGGGCGCATTACCGATCCGTGCTATCGCAAATGATCGTTATTGCATCGAAGTTCTATACATTGCCGTTGCATATCATTATGACGGCGCTTTCACACCCTGATCAGCGCTTCTTGATACCTGGCGATCAGTCAACCCAGTTTATCTATACCGAACCGATGTTATCAGGGCAAACGGTATCAGAATTACCAGGCTGGGCGCTTAACGTAGGGCATATGATGATCGCGGCGTCATACGATCCGCGCATCGTTCGCGCTATCAAAGCCGACGATAACGACGTTATTATACAATTCAAGCCTACGCGCTACGTTGACGCGAAAGATCAACATAGATTAGGCGATTACCTAGCTAACCCGACGATAACTAAATTTCTTGATATCATCGAAGCTAACGCGGCGCAAGCCGAAGATAATACCGCTAGTAAAGCATAGGAGCGCCAGCCAAAAGGCTATAGCCTAACTGTACACGCGTACGAAGTCGGCGCGGTTTAACAATGTGTTACGCCGCAAAATGATACACAAAGAAAGCGAAGTAACGAACGTGCCTACAAAGAAAGCGCAAGATCAAGCCGTCAAGCCAGCCGCAACCGCCGATGATATGTTCGCGCCTGTTGAGCCAGCCGCAACCAGCGCGGAGCGAACAGCCGCCGCTATCGATGCTGGTACCGATCCGTTTAGCACATCGGGCAACGCCAGCGCCGATCTTGATACGGCGTTCGGTATCGAAGTTGACGCGCCGACGCCTGGCGCTATTGACTTCGAAGCGCTAGGCGAAAAGATGCGCCAGCGCAAGGCAATCGAAGCCGACGCCAGCGCGCATAGCGGCAACGATAACACGCCTGTTGATATCGAAACAGGCGAACAGGTTACAACCGGCTTCTTTATGGATTTAACGAAAGATGACGGTTTCGAACTGATCGCCGCTGGTACCCGCGCTGTGGTTTCGTGCGTAGCCGCCGAAGCCGTTGTTAGCTCCGCTGGCAACCCTATGCTAAACTTGCGCGTAAAGATCGAACGCGTCAAGGGCGCGCCCGATATGAGCAAAGCGCCGACGTATCGCAATCGGAGCGTTAAGGATCGGCTTATGTTCATACCGCCGAACGAAACAACAGGATCGCGCGGTACGATCTGGCGCGCGCGCCTGGCGTTCAAAGCATTCGATATCGAATTCGATGCTAAAGCGTTTCGCACGCAAAAAGAATTCTTAGACTGGTTGACGGCTAAAGCCGAACTGTTTATCGGTAGCGTTGCCGAAGTCGTGATCGGCGTTGACGATGGTACTAGCGGCGGTACGAAAGCGGCGCAAGTTGATCCGAATACAGGCGAAGCGTACCCGCCGAAGAATACCATAGCGCAATACTTCAAGTATGCGCCCGTTGCCAGCGTCGGCGGCTTGCCTGATACGGGTACAGGCGATCTACCGTTCTAGCTCCGAAGCTAGCGTAACCCGCGCGTACGTCAACCGCGCGTAGCCATAGATAGAAGCGCCAGGCTAACAACCTGGCGGCAACGCTCATATAGGATCAGCCGATAGCGGCGTATAGCTTTAACGCTTGCGCCGCTTTCGCGCAAATAGGCCCAAAACGCGCCAGGCTGGTCTACAATCGATGATAATTTGAGATATGAGCAATCTACCAGCCTTGATCATTGTCGGCGTTTACAGCGGTTTCTGTAGTACAGCGCATCTAGAAGCCTTAGAATTGACGCAAAATAACAATACTCTTTACACTACGCAAAGTTGCCTAATACCGTTAGTATGATAAAGGTTTACACTTATGCCGATCAATAATCGCCATATAGCTATAGATAATCTTGATATACCTAATCAGCCGTACCCGCCAGCTAGACCAGATTACAGGCTATCAGGGTATGCCGATCCGAAGTACCAGCCGCTAGGCGTGCGTACGTATGCCTTCGTTACTGGCGCTGGCATAATCGTTGCGGTTGCCCTGGCTGGTGTGCTGGTTTATATCGTGATAAAGTTAATCAACTATGTTAGCTATGTAAACGATGGCTACGCATCGCCGTTAGACCAGGCATTACTAAACGGCGTTAAAGTTGCGTTCGGCGTCGGTATGATCGCGCTGATCGTTTCTGGCGTATTCGCGTCTATCGTATGGGTATTTAAGCTAGCGCTAGTTCGAATGCAAAACAATCACCCTGTTAGCGTTTTCGATATCGTCGGCGGCTGGTATAACAAAAATTCGCGTACGTATTCGCGCGAAGCTTTGCAATGGTACCATAAAGAGCGCGAACAATGGGCTAACGCGTCGGTATACTGGTCACTAAACACCCTTGATCTATCACGCGCGGAGCGTTACGATCAAAGTGTATTACCTGGCGGCGATATCGTTGAAGGCGAATTAGTACCCAATACAGCGTTATTACCAGCGTTAGCGGGCAATATGACGATGATCGAACGTCTATTGCAAGCTGGGTTAATTAACCGATCTGGTAATTCGCTTTGTATTGGTTTCGCAACGCCTAATAAGCCAGCGTACGCCGAATTAGAAGATACTGGCTTTATCGCGTTAGCTGGGCAACCGCGCGTAGGTAAATCGGCTACAGCGGCTTTTCTAATAGCGCAAGTAATGTTGATACCCGATAGCATTGTTATCGTATGTGATAAACACGGTAAAAAAGATGATAGCCTGTTAAAGCGGCTATCGCCTGTAGCACATCGGTTAGCACGCACGGCGATAGCATCAGATGAAATAATAGCGGCTATCGATTTTTGGCACGAAATAGGCGCTAATAGGTTGCTTGAAGATACCGACGATGGCAAGCCGAAGAAGTACCCGCCGTGTTTTCTAGTTATCGATGAATTCACGGCTATGATCCTGTTATCGCAACTACCAGCAACTACGATACAAAAGTTAGTTAGCGCCGCTGTTGAGTATCCGAAAGTACAAACGCACGGCTTGATCATCGGGCATCAATGGACGGGTAAACTATTAGGTAATTCGCTAGGCGCTCCGCTTCGGCGCGTAACTACCCAGCGCATTATACAGCGCATTGATCCGCAAGACGCCGAATTCTTGATACCGCCAGCGTATGCGAAGCAATGTCAATCGCTACCAGAAGGGCGCGCTATTTTTATGGGCGCTAGCGAACCGACGCCGATAGAATTAGCAATACCGTATATGACGGCTGATGATATGCAATACATCGCTAAATTGTTGCCCGCAACGCCAGCCGCGCAAATAGGGCTAATTTCGGGCAACGTTGCCGCCGTTGCCGCCGTTGCCAGCGCATTAGAAAGCGATCCGCTAAACGACCTTGATCCGGCTGGCGATCCTACTAGCGCGGTTGATTTAACCGCCGATGAACTAACTACAGATCGCCGTGCTAGGCTGGCTAAATTACTACTTGCGAAACAAAACGCGAACGGCAAGTATACGTACGGGTACCGCCAGGTACAGGCGCTAACTAACCTACGAACGGGTACGATATGTGCGCTAGCTGTAGAAATAGGGCGCGCAAAGTAATAATAGGAGCAATCGCAATGTCAATAGTTTCAATAACAACCGCCGACGCAACGCCAGTACAACCGACGCTAAAGACGATCAACATACACGCCGACGCCGATAACGGTATCGAATTGTTTTTAGGCCCATTAGAAGCGGCAATTATGCGCGCGGTATGGGCTAAACAATGCCAAACGCGCGCGATCTTCAACTATGTACGTGATAACTACGAACCGACGAAAACAGGCGAACTAGCGTTTACGTCGGTAACGTCAACCGTAGATCGGCTATATCGGCGCGGCTTATTGCTCCGATCTGGCGATAAGCGCGCGTTTATCTATGCGCCGTTTGTACCCAGCGAACAACAATTTATCGAAGAATATTTAGAACGCGCGCTAGTTGCGCTAATTGACGCATACCCGCGCGAAGCTGGTAGAATTATCGTAGATCACGCAAAGAAGGTATAACAATGCTAACGCCGCCTAATGAGCGCAAAGCGCCGTACGCCGATTGTAACAATTGCCCGCTAAAAACGCGCCAGTTTTGCCCATCTTCGATACCAGCCGACGCTACTATGATTATCATAGGTGAAGCGCCAGGTACCGAAGAAGTAATCGAAAAGGTACCATTTGTAGGCGATAGCGGGCGCGTGCTACAGGGCGCGCTAACGTACGTCGGCGCTGATTGGGCGCGCGTTGCGAAGACTAACGCGGTATTGTGTAGACCGTACGCCGATGGTACGCCAGAAGCCGCCGTACTAGCCTGTAGCACGCGCCTGGCGTACGATATCGAACGCGCGCAAACGCCAGTTATTATAGCAGCTGGTAACATAGCCGCATATGCGGTTGATCGGTTAGCTGGTAGAAATATCATAGCGGGTATTATGTCGCGCGCTGGCAAGACGTACGATTATACCGTTAGCGCTTATAACGGATCGCCAGTGTATGCAACGCCGCGTAAATATACAACTATCGTTAACCCAGCGTTTTTACTACGCAATGACGAATACGCGCCGCAATATCTACGCCAGATCGAACTAGCAATCAACCCGCGCCCGCGCGACTTCGATATACATCGGGTTACGTTCGCTGTTATGAGCGATGCGAATAAAGCGCGCATTATTCAATACCTTAATAGCTTTGATCGCGGATCGCCTATGGCGTTTGACGTTGAAACGGATCATTTACAATGGTTCGATACGCCTAGCACGCCAGCCGCGCCGCTTCTATGCCTGGTACTAACGCTAGAAGACTGGCGTAGTATTATCATACCTATCGATATGCTAGATGATCCTAGCGTACGCGAAGCATTGCTAATGTGTTTTAATGAGTATCGGATCATTACGCAAAATGGTAAATTCGATCAAAACGTAATGCAAGCGCGCGCTAACATCGCCTTCGATATACACGATGATACAATGTTAATGCACTATGCGCTATATGAGCTAGGATCGCACGGCTTAAAAGAACTAGCTACCGAATATCTAGGTACGCCAGATTACGAAACCGAATACGTTGATAACTGGTTTCAAGCGCACGGCATAAAGAAGGCTGATCGGCGCTATTCGTTGTTACCTACAGAAAACTTATATAAATACGCCGCTATTGACGGCGTTGTTACGTTGCAACTATGGCGTATCTTCAAGCCAGAACTAAAGAAGAAGGGGTTAGACGAATACCCATATAAGCGCGTGTTAATGTACGTTGCTAACGCATTGCCCGCTATCGAACAAGAAGGTATCGGCATTGATCGCGAACAGCTAGCAACCGCCGATATTGAATTCGGTAAAGACTTAACCCAGCTTGAAAACGATATGACGGCGCTCCTAACGCCGATGATCGCGCCGCTACCAGCAACGCACGAATTAAAGCGGCTAATGCGCGGTAAAAAGAAGGCTGATCGCGATACGTACACGTATAACCCTAAATCGCCGCAACAAACGCATTATGTACTATACGATCCGCATATACTAAACTTGAAGCTAACAAAGCGCTTGATTAAGCCTACAGCGGCGAATACAGGCAAAGAAGCGCTAGAAGCGTTACCAGATCACGAATTCATACGCGATCTACGTCATCATAGGCGCGTTACAAAGATGGCTGATACATACATAGCATCGATACAACGCCGCGCGACGCTTGACGATATCTTACACGTTGATTTTAGATTAACAGGTACAGAGATAGGACGATTAAGCGCCAGCAATGGCGATCACGGCATACCGCGCCCTGACGATTATTACGGCGCTGTTATTCGCTCCGCGTTTATCGCTGATCCTAACGATCCTGACGAAGTTTTGATCGTTGTTGACTATTCGCAAGCCGAATTACGCGCGTTCGCGCATCTAGCTAACGTCAAATTCTTAATCGATAAATACCGCGCTGGTAAAGATGTGCATACCGAAACCGCGCTAATGCTAGAAGAAGCTGGCGCGGCTGTATTCGCTGGCTTCAAAGAAGCGGTTACAATCGTAGCTAACGCGCATATGTGTACGCCAGAAGCGGTAAAGCGTGCGAAGTCGTTTATTAAAACGGTTCGCGTACTAGCTAAAAATATTAACTTCGGTAACATCTATCAAGGCGGAGCTAGCGGTATTAGCGGTATGATCGGCGGCGCAATTAGCGTACCTGTTGTTGCTAGCGTGCTAAAGGTATACCATACCATTATGCCAGAAGCCGCCGAATACGCTAGAACGCAATATGAATTCTTAATGACGCACGGTTACGTTAAAACCGTCTTCAACCGTCATAGACGTTTCTACGTCGTTAATGACTTCAACCGCGAAGAAGCGCAAAAAGCGGTTGTACATATGGTAGTTGCTGGTAGCGCCGCCGATTGTACGAATTTATCAGCGGCAACGCTAGTTAATGACGGCGTACGCGTTTGCCATATGGTACACGATAGCTTGATCGCGCGGGCGCATCGCTCCGAAGCGCTACAAACAGCGCTACATATGCAACGCGTTATGCAATCAATCGGCGCTAAAGCTATGCCGCTGGTACCCTGGCTTGCCGATATCGAATTCGAAAACGAAGACGCGCGTACGTTTCCGCGCCGCTGGGTACCGAAGCCAGATCGCGCCAGGTACGACGCGCGCGGCAAGCTGCTACCCAGCTAGCGCCAGCTGTAGACCAGGCGCAAAATAGCCAGGCTGATGATCGATCAGCCTGGCTATTGCTTTGTCTAAAAGTCTAAAATTGGTTAATGCCCGTAAAGGCCATTGCGCGCCATTTTCCCGCGTCGCTAGTTCTTTTGGGTAGATTGTACCTGATCGGTATGGTTCGTTGACGGCTTGCCAGCTGGTAGCGGCTGGCTAGCCTGGCTGATGTGCCGATCCGCTGGCGGCTGGTTCGGCGGCAAGTTCATAGCGGCGTCTAGCACATCAGCCGCCGACGCGCCGCCAGGCGTTGCGCTAGCTGGCGCTATCTGGTCTAACCAGCGTGTAAACAACGCTTCGATAAACAGCGCTTCGGCGCGCGTCATTGGTACCCGCTGGGTTAATTCGAATATAGCGCGTAATTCGTCGGCGCTAGCGTTAAAGCTTGCCATTGTTGTTACCCTTCTTTTCTAATACCTGTAGGCGATCATCTAGTTCTAAGATAGCATTATGTAGCATTTGCGTTAGCGCGCCGCTGTTAACGCATAAAACTTCTTCTAGCGGTACATCTGGTCTATCATCGGTATTACCGAATTGTTTTTGCATTACGCGGCGTATCATCTTCGGCGCGATCTTTTCTACGTCTTGCGCGCTGTAGCCTACGCCTGGTATATCGTTAAGCGGCGTATTATATTCGCCGTTATATGTAAATTCAATTGGACGCGGAAACGCGCGCAACGCCGCTAAACCGTGCGTAAACGGTTCTTTACTCTTTTTCGTACGATCATCGCTGGTAACGCTCCAAGTATTACTAGACGGCTTGCCAGCGCTATCAGCCGATAACGTGATCTGATGTGTCGGTATACCCGCAACGCTACCGATATATATAGCATTTTGCAACTTTAGATTAGCGTCGCTAGCTAATCGCATACGATGTTGCCCTGATACGCTATCATACCACGTTAGATAAGGCGTACCAGTGTTAGCAGCTTCTAACCCAAAAACGTATTTTTCTTGCGCCGCTGTACCGAAGCCTATGTAATCATTCGCTGTAGTGATTAACGTTAGCTTTCGCGTAGGCGTACCGCCGATACCTACATTTTGCCCAGCGCCGTTTAGTATTAGCGGGTTGCCAGTAACGTTAAGCGTTTGCCAGTTAGGACTAGAACGATTATACGCCTGTATATGCCCTTGCGATCCTGTAGCTACAATTTCAACGCCGAAGCCAGTTGTAGGCGCGTTATTAGTACCGTCATCTAGCGCGCGAAAGTACCCGCCAGTTACATCTAACCTGGCGTTAGGCGCGGCTGTACCGATACCTACACTTAACCCGCGCATCGTCATAACATCTTGAAACGTTTCCGCGCCGCTAACCGTTTGAAAGATTAAACTAGCATCGGGAAAGAAACCCGCTAAAAATGAGCTAAGTATGCGCCCTGATGATCGCACGATAACACCAGTATCGATAGATCGAAACCGCAAGCCGCTATAACGAACGCCGCCAGTACCGTTACTTTCTATGATTAGCTCCGCGCCAGTATCGCTAGTTCGCGCGGCTGTACCAGTTGCATTAACAAAGCGTAAATTAATCGCTGATGTTAGCGCCGAATTAGCGCCGCCGTATGGTACATACGTAGCCGTAAATAATTGCGATCCTGGTTTATCCTGGCTTATAAATTGATCGAACCGCTTTTCAAGATCGATTAGCCGATTAGCGGTTCGTTCTTCGTTAGATGTAATTGCCATCGTTGATCCTACTGATCGCGCATAACGGTAGCGCTAACTTCTTTAGTATCTTTGTATTCGAATGATAGTTCGTATACTTGTTGCGTCGTTGTTACGCCAGAATATTTAGCGGTTACTTTATCGCCTAAAAAATAATCTTTTTCAGCGTAGCATAATGATTGCTGTATTACGTCGTATTCGATTACGTTTCTAAATTTAGTTTCGGCTAACGCCTGATCGCCTATGTCATCTAGCGCCGCGTTCGTTGTCGCGTTGCGCCCGTCAACATATGTTTCGATATCGTTAGCAACGCCGAAGTTAGCGCCAGTTCGTACGCGTATAATGCGCGTATCGCTTTCGCCGCGCCCGCCGACGATTGCTACAGTTTTTTCGCTAGATCGCGTACGTACTAACTTCGGTTCGCTCATATTACCGCGATCTTTAGAAAAGATGATAGGGTTAGTACCGATAGTACGATCTGTACCCAGCTGATTAGGGTAAAATTCGAATTGATAGTTACCAGCGCTGATCTTCTTTACGGCAAAATCGCCGCCAGCTATCATAGCTATTTTATTAAGTTCATCTAATAGATTATTTCTACCACCGCACGCCCAATCAATTACGTTACCGCGCGCAAGATCGGGCGCTGTTGTTAAGTTCATCGTATACGGTTCGCGATCACGCTTATTAGCTAGTAGCGCATATGTAGGATCGCAATTATACCTAACTAGCCGCTTTAATACCGTTTCGGCTGGTTGCGCTGTAAATAGTGTAAAATTCGGTTCGTTCGCTGGGTACGCGATACGCCGACGCGCTAACAGGCTGTTAGGCCCATACGCGCGTACGATCAGCCGATCACGGTTATCGCTATCGGTATACGGCTGATCATCGCGTATAATGCCATCGAATGATAGATAGTCGGCTAGCCCTATTTGCGGATCGGATCGCCATATTTCTAGCTGGTACTTATCAACTAGATAGATAGCGTCAGGATTAGCGGCGTTAATAGCTACTTCGGCTATATCAGTACCGTTGACGCGTTTACGCCAGGTTACGTATAGAAACCCATTATACCCGCCGTCGCGCCCTGTAGCCGTAAATACGGCTTTACGCACGC